TTACCCCTGTTATTCCTTTTGTGACGTCTATTGTTGCAAATGCCATGTTACGCTCCTATTAATTTTTGTCCACTAAAACTACTACCACTTAAAACCCTACCACCAGAGGAATCTTCTGAATTTATAATTGCATATATTTCCATATAGTCACCTGCAACTAAAGATATTTTAATTGAACTTGCGAGTGAAGTATATCTAATTGGATTATTAGAAAAAATATTTCCCACGCCATTTCCAGCATTACTACCATTTTTGTGAAAACGAAATTCAGCAGATGTTAGATTTGAACTAGAATCTCCGTCAAGTGTTATAGCTGAACTAAAAAAATAAACTCCATCTTTACCTGATGGAACTGTAAATTTTCCAGATGCAAATGCTGAATCAGTATCAAGTGTTTCCGAAGCAAAATCTAATTTAGTATAAGTATCATTACTTATAGTATCATTAGAACCAAGAGTAACTTGAAAAGCAGGTGTATTAGCAATACCTTCTAAAGTATTTGTACCTGCACTATTAAGCGTAGCTCCTGAAGGAATGGTAATGGTATCCCCTGATTGGCCCACGGTTATCGTGCCAGTGCCCGTTCTCTTGAGTATCGTGTCTACTTTTAGGGTGCTCATTAATATACCCTATACCCTTCAAAATAAGAATTTGTTATAGTTCCTAAAACAGAGGGATTACCACTTTGGTCTGTTACATTAACAAATAGTTTATAAGCATCTGTATCAGTAACATTTGCAAATATGGTAGCAGAGGTACCAGCATTTAAAACATAACTTGCAGAAAAATCTTTTTCCCAATCTTGAAATGTAGAACTAGCTTTTTGCATACCAACATTACATCTTGCCAAATTAGTATTTGCTCCACCTCTAAAAGAAACTGCAAAATTAAACATATAATATCCTGTACTTGGAGGAGTATATGCGTAAGTGCTTGTATTAAAATTATTTCCTAAATCATATCTTTCAGTATCAAAAGTAAGAGTAACTTGCGCTCCTGAAGTAACAGTTTGTGTAGAGCCTATATAAGCTGAAAAAGCTGTAGTAGCAAAATGATTTGTATCTCCAAAGCCAGTAGCTGTACCAGCGTTAGCGATCGTCACCCCTGACGGGATGTTGACCGTATCACCTGAAACGCCTAAATTAATAGTCGACGTGTTCGTGCTACCAATTTGCATGGTAGACGTTCCAGATCTGGTATCTATCGTATCTACTTGTACTTTACTCAATTTTTACTCCTTTACGACTTAGGGTTTGCATCTTTGATCCCTTGGATACGTGCTTTCCACGTGTCGATATTTTTAAATATCTCATCCAATTGATCGCCAATATCACCATAAGCCGCTTTTCTTGTACTTTTTACAGTATTGTTTGTCTCTTCGGTATTGCCTGCCGTATCATAATTCGCGAGAATTGCGTCCGTTGGTTTATCTAAACCATCCACGCTCCACGTTTTTATGTACGGGCCATTACCGTCCGAGTCATCCTGTAAAGCTACATTGCCTCCTGGACCGAAATCAGCCGTTTTGCTGTTCGCGGTACAATAAAGCTTAACTTTAGTTGATAGACTTGCCATATAGACCTCCTTTTAAAATTGTTATCATGTTATTAATTTGAAACCGCTAAACCAATTTCCATATGCATATAATCTTGGAGTACCAGAATTTACATTTAGTTTACCATAAACTTCAACATAATCACCTTCACTTAAATTAAAAGTTGAAGTAACTCTTAAACATTGTTCACCACCTTCATTGTTCCACATATTAACTGAATTACCAGTTCTATTTACTATGTTTGGAGTACTTCCATTAATATAAAAAGTTCCATAAAATAAATCTAATGTATTACTGTTAGCTATCCAATACAGTTGAGTATCAAATCTATATTTTCCTGCTTTTCCACTTGGAACTGTAAATTTGTCAGAGGCAAAAGCTGAATCACTATCAAAATCTTCTGTGTCAAAAGTAACTTTAGTAAAAGCATTATCTGATAATTCTTGATTAGAAGTTTTATAAACTAAAAACATTGGAGTATTATCTCCACCAAAACCTGTTTGCGTTCCATTATTTGTAATAGTCGCTCCTGAAGGAATCGTAATTGTATCACCAGAACTACCAATCTCTAATGATGTTCCTGATTGTGGATCTAATTTGTCTACGAATAAAGTTCCCATTATATTACCGTTAATGTTCCTTCTACCGTTACGGTGTTAGTAAAGTTTACTGGTCCAGCCACAAACGCATTTTGTGTGGACGCTACTGTAATTGTTGAAGTCACTGTTGCCAAGTTTAAATACATGCCGTTAAATGAACTAGATATTGCTGTGTGATCAACACTACCATCAGATGGTGTTTGTGATCCAACAGCAGCTCCTACGTTTACAACATATGCTGCATCGGAACCTGCCAATACATTTGAGCCTGTAGATAATTGTGTACCACTTGCTGTATAATCAACATCTGGTTTTTGTACGACATTGTTGACAACAAATCTTATTTCTGACGAATTTGCTACAGGTGTATTTAAGGTAAAAGCTGTTGCTGACCCATCACCCGTAATTGTCTGAGTAGACATGGATTTAAACTGATCACTATTTCTTGGTCCAATATAACCCATTTAATCTCCTTACGTGCTTATGCTGTCAATATATGATAACCAACAATCTGCTGAACTAGTTGTATCGCTTTCCACCTTTACAGCGTCTCCCGTTAATAAATTCACTTTTGCACCGCCATCAATAAATTCCATACTAGATCCTTGAGGGATGCTGACGTTTTTAGCCAGGTAATAATCATTACCACCACTGCTGATATATACGTCTACTTGTATTGTTTGTGTTACAACATTAGCAACACGAATACCAATAACGGCATCATCAGAGTTAGCGGTTAAAATTGTAGAAGCCGAGGTTCCTATATTTCTTGCTTTTGCGTTTTCAAAATCTTGTGCCATATATATCCTTGTATCAGAGTGCCACCGACATTGCAATTACGAAGCCAGCACTAACACCACTTGATGCAGCCCATTCAGGTGCATTACCACCAGAATTAACTTGTAATACTTGACCAGCCGATCCTATACCTAAACGTGCAGGTGTATTTGCTGCAGAAGCGTAAGCTAAATCTCCTTGGCCTGTTAATACCATATCCATTGTTTTACTTGCAGGAAATGTACAGAATACATCTTTTGTGCCTGAAGAAAAGTTTACAGCAGAATCACTGTTGGAACTAGATATAACTGTCGTTCTTGTTATTGTTGAACTATCGCCGTTAAGTGTACCAAGACCCACTTCAAACTCATTGGCTGTTTGATGTACGATAGCATAATACGTTGTATTACTATTACCGACACCCGCAGCGAAAGTTTCAAATGAACTTACTGCTCCAGCGAGCGTTATCGCTCCTGTGCCAGTTGTAGTCGTGGTTTCTTTAACACGATCGTTGAGGACTAAAGCCATTTAGTCCCCCTACGAAATTCTTATAATAGCATCACTTGTATTAGCTGCTGGGAACTGCACAGTAAACGTACCGTTTGATGCTGTAAAGTCACCACCGAATGCTAAAATACAAACGGCATCTGTAGTACCTGAGCCACCATCAGTCTGTGTGTTGTAGATCATTGCACCGTTAGCGGTAAAGCTAGCTGAAGTCCATTGAGCGTCAGCGAAATCAACAAAAGCTGTTGATGCTCCTGATCCACCTGTTACACCATTATTAGTTAGTGTTTCACCACCTGCTGTGTAAGCAGAGCCAGATGTGTTTGTTATTTCGTTAGTAGTTGAATAATCTGTAGTAGAAGCTCCTAAGCTTGCAGATGAAGTAAATAATGCAATCTTGAAGGTATCTCCACCAGACGAGTCAAAATCATGAAACCCTTTTAAAAGATCTCTCTTAAAAGTGTTGCATATTGCAGACGATATTGCCATGTTTTATCTCCTTATGGTTGTTTCGATTCAAGAGGAAGTCGGAGAACGCCATCAGAGTATTCGTCACGTCTTCTTCTACCTTGTTGTTCAAGTTGCAAGCCTTGTAGTGCTTGTTGATAGCCTTGTTCATAGAAAGCTAAAAGATTATCTGGTCCTTTTAAGAACTTATATGCCTCCGATAGGCAAGCATATAAAAGAACTCTTGGAGCATTTGTACTCACCCAAGTTGTTGTATTAGATGAGGATAATCCAGTTTCTTGCTTGTTCAAAGCTAATTCAATATTATAATTGGAATTTGGTGTAGGTGCAAGATATATTGTGTCTTGATCCCACATTGCGTAATATTTAGGTTGCGCTTGAGATGTTCGATCTGGCCAATATTCATTCATATAGGAAATATCTTTTTGCTCCAAATAATCACGAGTAGGTGTTCCTGTTGCTGGATATATCTGTGCTGATCTGATAAAGGCTAATTGTCCTGTATCTGCACCAGGTAAGGTGACAAAAGGATTACCTTGTGTCAGACTAGCAAATTGATAGGACCTATATACATCTAAATCAATATCTCTAAATATACGTTTTTCGGCATGTTGAATAAAATCATCAAGAATAGTATCTGTTAAAACATCACTAGATGTTTCTGTGTAATCTCTAATTTGTGTTAATAATTCTGAATAAGTTGTCATGTTATACTCACCGTTATTGTACCTAAAAATGATTTAATTTCTATATCTTTATTCTCTTGATCTGTCCCTTCTAAAGGTTGCATTGTATTGACAATCACTGTCTCATAAGCTCCTGGAGATGGTATTGGATTAAACTGTGATATGGTTTGTTTTTTGACACCGAATATATTTCTAGCATAAAGGTTATTGGTTAAAGGAACAATAGCACTAATTTTTTGTGCTTTAGCATATTGTAAAGATTGTGGATCAGATACTTTTGGTAAAGGCTCTAGCTGCGGATGTTTAGGCTCAAATTCACTAATATGTACCCATGAACCATTCCATTCTTGCACCATTTCATTATAAGGAAATGCCATACCTGAACGATCAGATATTCGCTGTGCAAATTTACCTGATGCATATCTAGCCATTTAGACTCCTGGAAGATATGTTTTAGGAGTCAAAAATAAACTTGTTCTTTCACCATCTTGATCCGCCGCTCGTTGGAACTCATCTTCATAAATTTGTTTTAATAATTGAATTCTGTCTGGCGCTTTTTTCATAGCTATGTAATAAGCTAATCCAGCAGATAAACATGGAAGAAATCGAAAAGGAATCTCATTATTATTCGTGTAATCGCCCGAGTCCTTCATCCGAACAAGAGCATAATATATTAGAGTGTATGCTGAATCTGCAGCAGGATATAGATATAGTGTTGGGTTTATCGTACGTTCAAAATAGTATTGAGTTGGTCGTCCGCTGGTCGTTTTAACAGTATAGTTCCAATACGTAGCTCTACTTATACTTGATGTTGAATAATCATTATTACTTGAATCACGAATAATAACATCAGTAATATCAACAATCTGTTGACTATCATCTGCACCAGATCCAAATAAATTAGTTCCAGTTAAAGCTGTTGTATTAGCCGCTAATGTTTTTTCTTGTTTTTGAATTGTCCAAAGGTTCAATCCTCTATTAGCCCATTCAGCTAACATTAAATTAAGAGAACGTCGTGCGGTCTTTATATCGTAGCCACTACGAATTTGTAGACCGCATCGTTCAAAAGCTTCTTCTGATATATCATCAATTGATAAATTGAAATCTGATGTTGAAGAATAAGTTGGCATCTATTTTTTTGCTTTTTTCTTTTTAGCACTCATCATGCCGCCGCCACGTTTTTTAACAACTGGCTTACCGCCTTTTTTCATCATACCGACTCTTTTTTTCTTACCCATCATGTTGACCTCCGAATATTCGTTTAAAGGTTTCTTGTCTAGATACTA